GTAACTGCAGTGCCAAGGCTTACTTTTGCTGCGCTTTCGGAGGCAATATGAGTGACAGTACCAGTGCCTTCATCTTGCCATTCGTTTGGATTGATGTCATATGTGGTAACATCTGCAAAAATACCAAGTGCCACTTCAGCACGAGGAATGCCAAGCAAGCTCAGGCTTACTTCACTAATTTGTTGATTCTGCACTTCTACCGGCACTGCTTCTTGGTCGGCAGCGATCACCACAGGTAAGCTGCTTTCTGCGGGCTGTGGACCAGGCGGAATCGGTGCAGTACGTCCTACAGTAACAACCGCTACGCCTTCTTTCAGTTCATCAGCCATGGCTTAATTCTCTATGGGAAACAATTAGAAACCGTGGAGCCAGCAAACACGTTGCCAGCCACGATTGTATCTTGTCTCAGTCTATAAACTGAGCCGCCCAATGCGGCGTTTGTTACGCCGGAAAGTGATGCAATGGTGAAAGAATAAGGAGGCTGGTAAGAAATGCTGGTAAGACCACTATAAATAGTCGCGCTAGTGCCATTGTAATTGATAGAAGATTGTGCAGTGGAGCGAAAAATGGCACGCTCGGAAGAAGCAAGCGTATGATTAGTTTGCGAAACAAACACACCGCTAGCAACGCTTACTAAATCAGCAAGCTCCTCCTCTGTTTCAATGCGCACGTCCCAAACAAGCGGAGAAGATGCTACGCTTGAACTTTCCGTCGTATAAGCATTAGGGAAAAATACGCTTTGAGATGTAGTGGAGAGTCCGTAGTTGTCCCACAAGAGAGCAGTTTGCTGAGAAGTAAGCCAAAGACGAATTCGCCCTTTTGAAAGTGGCTCCTGTTTTTCCGCATTGATATTCAACACTTGAGAGAAAGTATTGTCGCTGGTTCGCTTCCATACAGAAGCACAAACCGTCACATTGGTGAGATCAATGGGAAGACCATTTGCATCCTGTAAAAGCAGACTAAAACCATCGAAATAATCTCTCTGCAATACATGCAGATCAAGCTTAGGAGCAAGACCAGTGGGGATAAAAACCGTCACGCTGGCACTTCCCTGTAAGAGACAAACACTGAATAATCAGTGGTGCCACTTACCACTGCATTGATTTTTTCGCCACTGGCACTTTCGAAAAGTCCCAATGGGTTGGAGAGAGTAATGTTGCCATTTGCTGGTAGATGAAATGGAGGCGTCTTGTCGCTTGACCCACCACTCTGTAGTTTTACCGTACAACCAGAAGAAGCAGTGATAGCCATTGATAGCACACGCAGTTTATTGCTTGCCACTGCAGCAACTACATCCACATTGCCAGAGCTAGTCACTTGTGCGCTTTTTAATGCGGAACTAAACAAATCATTCTGCACGATGTAGGGATCAGAATTGCTCCCAGCACCCGTGGCTTTCACGTAGGCAGCATTACCAACCGCATCAAGTCCGTAAAGGTTGGCCATATCAAAGAATCAAGAACAAATAGCGTTGGTTAGGAAGAATTGTACCATTGGAAAGTCGTATATCTTGGCTTGCGGTGAAGTCAAAAACCAATGGACTTGCCAAGACGACTGTGCTGTAAGCATAGGGCGAGCGCCTGCCGTTAATGCCAATACTAGCAATTCTAATCCTATAAGAGCTATTGGTTACATAGATATCCGATGGAAAGCGAATGAAGTTGGCGGCAGTTGTTCCAATGCGTATCCACTGATTGTCAGATGTGTCCAAAAAATCCACCTCAAAAGAAGCGATGAACGGATTGTTCTGCGGAGGATTCCAGCATATTGCAGGATTTACTGCAGCATTAAGAATGGAATAGGAGGAATACTGAGGAAAGTCCCATGTAACTTCGTTATACGCCATTATGAAGGCACCTCCAAAACAATACTTCCACCATTTACTTTGGGAACCACTTGAGGGCCTGCAATGGAAGAGCGAGAAACACTAAGTTGCGTGCTTTCATCAGTGAGGGCAAATTTGGTTTCATCGTACAACGCTCCTAACACAGTAACCACGCCATTCTCCTCAACCACTGAAATCACTCTAAACTTCCTCACTCCATCGCTGCCTTCCTGCAGCACCCATGGCGCACCAACTAATGGCACGGCAGGCAATGCCGATAACAGCGTAAGAACGCTAGCACTTCCTGGAGAGTTAGTGACAGCCCGCGATTGAACTGTGCCGTCAGGAAGCATTACACTCACTTGATAAGAATTGCCGGAAAGAATTGTAAAAGGAGCGTCAATGGAAAGAGAAGTGGTAGTAGCCCCAATAATACGCCCTCCAAATCGCTTGCCTCCTTTGGCCGGATCTGCAATTCCAATGATTTCTCCAGGGAGCACGAAAAAGCCTTCTGTTGCAGTTTTAAAAGTAACAGTTTCCGTTTCTAGCTGATCACTAAGTAAAGTCCAACGTCCAATTCTTTGGGCCTGCCCTTGACTTGTGGTACCAAAAGCTCTAATCTCCACCTCTCTGTAACCATACCGCTCAATGCCTTCTCGATCTTCTATATATTCTATTTTTGCTTTGTAATTATCATTTGCATCATTCCAAGAAACAAGCGCCACTGTTTTTCTTGCTTTTCTTGCAGTTCCTTCGTAGGCGAATGGCGGCTCAGTGATCTCTCCATTGTCGTCTGTTTCTTGAATGACATTGGAAGGGGAAAAAATCTTACTGATTTGCTTGGGGCGGTCTTGGATGGCGACAATTGTGCCTTCGCTGAAATAAAGCATTCCACGAAATGCAGCAGCCATGGCATTTAAGGCATTGTATGCTTCTGTTCTGTCAGTGATGTAAGCATTAAAAACCATGCGTGGTTCCATGCCTCCTTTGCCGTCTGAAACCATTTCATCACAGTATTGAGCAATAGGATAGAGACTATATCTATCCACTTGACTTTCATCAATAAACTCGCCAGCTCCGTAGCGTTTGTTAGTTAATAAATCATAAAAAACCCACGCAGGATTATTACTCCAAACAGTCTTGAAAGTGCCGTCCCAAATACCACTATAAGTTCGCTGAATTGGATCGTAATTAGTTGGCACTTTAATTTTGACGCCTAGCATATCAGCGCTAAGCTGTGGCACCGCCGTAAAATTTTCGGCGCCAATTTTAATGCCAATCAGGGCAGTGTTGGGGTAGCGAAAAGAGCGCGTGTAGATGCCAACAATAGCTTTAAAAAAAAGATCGTCCGTTATAGAAGTAGAAGTGGGATCTTCCGTGATGCGCTCTAGCGTGACAATCCACGGCCCATTACCTTGCAAATCATATTCATATTCAAAATCAACTGGCCCTCTGCTTTTGCCAGTGATTGTTTTATTTTCATTGATGAAGTTCGACCCGCCATCTGGACGAATTTTAATGTTAAAGGTAACGGAGCGTCCCTTCACGTCTCCTGTTTCTTTGTCAATAAAAAATAAAGCGCCAACTCCCACTCTTATGCGCAATTTATTAAATAAATCACTAGCAGTTGTTCTGGATATTGCACCACTGGCTCTGGTTAGCTTTGTGCCCACTGGCTGTTCTGATCGAATGTCATCAAATCCCGGCATTGGGTCTTGATTTTGCGTGCCCACTCGGTAGTCAATGACTAAGGAATTTACATTGCCAGTGGCACTTGTTCTATTAAGCGATGGAATGGAAGCTGCGATTTCAGGCAATAATCCTCCTTTCCCATTGGCCGAAGCTGCACTGCCTGTAAAAAAATTATCAATGCCATAGTTAAAACTACCATCAATGTTTTTAATGGGAGTGTTATCTAAGTAAACACGAGTGAGTGGATCCACGCCATCCTCAAAACCCTCCACTTCGCCTTCTGAAAGGATGCCAACTACAGTTGCCTCCGAACGGCTTCTAAGCGATTCAGGGTCTTCCTGGGGCCGTCTTGCCTCTCCGCTTTTCCCTTTGCCTCCTCCGCCTCCGCCTCCTGCCGAGCCAGAAACATAGGCAGTCCACCCACCTTCTCTTCCGCGGATAAGATCTTCCATCACACTGGCAGTTGTTGAGTGGTTACAGCCGAAGAAATAACCAGAGGCGAAGCAGCTAAAAATCGACCATAGAGCAATGGAATTGGCTGACCTTGAGTGGTTAGTTCCGTAGACCTATCAAACAAAAAACTTTCTTTTCGTTCATTGTCAGAAGGCGTGGCTAATTGCTGTTGAGGAGTAAGCAAAGAAGCGATGCCGCCAAGCACCATGGTGGCACCAAGCCCAAACAAAATATTGCCAGCAGTTAATGCAGTTTTTCCTATGTATCCCAGCGCAAACCCACCAACACCAGGAATAAAAGACAAGGCAATCAACGCCACT